CCTATTGACATCAGTTATCAGTTGACGGCATGGACTTTATATGTTGAGGATATGAATCAAATCCTAGAGCAAGTGCTTCTGAAATTTTCACCTGTTGCATACATACGGATACAAGGTGTTCACAATTGGGAAACCATTGTGAAGTTGGATTCTATTGCCAATAACCTCGACACTGAACCGGGTGATCAACAAGTGAGGACGGTGAAGTATCAATTTGGCATGACTGCTGAGACTTTCATTCCGCAGCCAATTGTTCGCAAGAAGGCTGTGTTAGAGCAGAAGATAGATTTGGTAGACAATGTAAGTGACGAGGAGATCACAGAAGTGATTTCGAGGCTAGAGAGTGCAGTTGGAGGATTGAATGCTTGAGATTACTAATAGGCAAAAGGGTCCAGTGCAACTTGTGATTCGGTCTAAGGTTCACAATGGTGGGTTCACCTGTTTGAACATCCCTGGAATGGGAGCCGGTAAGAACGTCTACCACTTGGAAGACGAACTAACGACGGAATATGTTGAGCGAGCCAAGAAAACTGGTTTGATTTCGACTAGATACGTAGACACTGTAATCGAGGGAGAGTAACACATGGCAATTCTTCTGGGATTCCCACCAACGAACACGATCAGCCCAAGTGTTCGTATTAGTGAGCTTGACTTGAGCTTGGTGCCGACTACTGCCGCTCCGAACGTGGCTGGTGTGGTTGGTTTTGCGACCAAGGGACCAATCAATGTGCCGACGTTGATCACTTCTACTCGGCAGTTGCATACAATTTTCGGTTTTCCGATTCCGTCTTTGGCTGCACCTTATTTGATTTATGCTGCTGAGCAATATCTTGCGGTATCCACTCAGCTTTATGTTGTACGTTGTGGTGTTGTTGATCCAGTAAATGACGATCAGGCACAGACCGCAACAATTGATGTTCCTAGTTCTGGCGGTGCTGTCACCATTATCTCTAATGCCGCAGCACCATATGCACCAAGCGTTGACACCTTCTTCCGCTGGAGACTCAATGGAGTTCTGGCTCAGAAGCTTTTGGTGGTTTTTGCACCTGCCAACCGTCCATCTCCTGATACTGGTATTTCTTATACCGCAGCGACTTTGGCGGCTGCTTTGAATGCTCAATTGACAACTGAAGACGGCATTACTTTTTATGTTGCGGACAACGGCAACATCGCTGTGAAGTCTACATTCAGCTTTGGTCCTACCGCGAGCATTGAACTAGTATCTGTGAAGAGTTCAATGTACGGTCCTATTGTGACAGTCGATGCAGTGACTGCACTTCGCACCTTGCCAGACAGTGCCTTTGGTTTGGGTTTAAGCATGTTGCCAGCCCAAGTTGTAGGCACTTTGAGCAAGTACCCGAACAACTCTTACCAATCCGCAGGCAATTATGACTTGTCTGGTGTTTCCAGTCCAAATCTTCAAATTGTTGTTGATGGAAGTGGAAGCAGCACGATTGACAACGTAGTTCAGACTGTGACTTTGACTGCACAGTCTTACACGAAGACAACTTTGGCTTTGGCGATTAATGCTGCCATTACTTCTCTGGCATTGCCGGGTGGATGGAAAGCATATGTTAGTGGTAACAACGTTGCTATTACGACCTTACACACTGGACGTGATGCAAGGCTTTTGGTGAAGTCAAGTAGCACCATTTCCGCCCTATTGGGTCTTGAATCTACAACTGCCCTTGGTAGTGGAACTCAAGGTGTGGCATCTGATGCAGACACTTACAATGATGCCATTGTCACTGGTTCCATTAATGATGACGACGATATCGTCTTTACGATCAATGCTGAATCTTCTGGTACGACTGGCAACTTGACTCAAGTTGTTATTACCACGAATGTCCGTGAAGGCACCTGGAACATGGAAGTTTACTCCAATGGCGCAAACGTGGAATCTTGGGGTAACTTGACCAAGGATGCAACAAGTGGTTTGTATGTGGATTCTTTCCTGGCGGTTGTATCAAACTTCATCCGCACTGTTGACAACACGGCTGTAACCGGCTTGCCGACTGCTGGAACATACACTCTTGTGGGTGGTACAAACGGTATTCCGGCAGACGCTGATTCTCAGGATGCGTTGTTGATCGGTAGCGACATTGCTCGCACTGGTTTGCAATCTTTGAGTGATCCGGAGCAGATTGACATTGATTTGGTTGCGATTCCGGGTGCGAGCAGCACCAGTGTGGTTACGAGTTTGATTAACTTGTGTTCTCAGCAGCGTCAGGACTGTTTTGCTTTGATTGATCCTCCTTTCGGTTTCGGAGTAGAGGAAGTCGTCGCATGGCAAAATGGCACTCACACTTTGAACAACACGAGGTTTGACACTAATTACGCGGCATTGTACTGGCCTTGGGTTAAGATTCGCGACACCTACAATCGTATTGACGTTTGGGTTCCACCGTCTGGTGCTGTGCTTGCGACGTATGTTATTTCTGACAACCTTGGCGCACCTTGGATGGCTCCTGCTGGTACTACTCGTGGTTTGGTGCCAAACATTGATGAAGTTTACACTCATCCGACCTTGGAAGAGCGTGACTTGATGTATGGAAACCGCAATGCGGTTAATCCAATTGTCAAGTTCCCTGGAACTGATGGTTTCTTTGTTTGGGGTCAAAAGACGCTACAGCGGCGTCCAACTGCTTTGGATCGCGTGAACGTCCGTAGGTTGATGTTAACTCTTGAAAAACGTGTACGTTCTGCGACTCGCAATTTGTTGTTTGAGCCACATGATGCAGCATTGCGTCGTCAGTTTGTGCTGATTGTGGACAGTATTTTGAGTGAAGTCAAAATACAGCGTGGTTTGAACGATTACTTTATCAAGTGTGACGATGAGATCAATACCAGTGATGTGATTGATCGCAATGAGCTTCGGGCAAGGATTGGTATCCAACCGATTCGTGCAGCAGAGTTCATCCTGATTGAATTCAGCATTCACAGGACTGGAAGCTTCACCGAAAACGCGGACACCTTCTAATAGGAGAAAGTAACTATGGGTCAGAACTTTTTCGGTTCGGCACCGCTCGGAACTAATTTCAAGCGCAATATGGGCTTGGGCGCTCTCGGTTTAGGTAACACCAGCATTAAGCGTAAGTTTCGTTGGACTTTGGCGATTTCACCTAAGTGCCAGGGTGCCGCCTATGCAAATACTGGTATTGGTCAGCCAGGTTTAGTTGGTCCAAACTTTTGTAAAGTTGCGGCACGTCCGAACTATGACATTGAAGAAACGGAACTTAACTTCTTGAATGCCAAGACCTGGATTGCCGGTAAGTTGACTTGGCAGTCTATTACGGCAACTTTCATTGATGCGAGCGCTGCTGAAATTCAGAATCTTTACATCTGGATTGGTCAGAATGCTCGTCTTGATGACGACATCGCATTCCATCAAGGAACGACGTTCCAAGACTATGCAGCTACGGCAGAGTTGATTCTCTATACTGGTTGCGGTCAGCCAATGGAAATTTGGCAGCTTGACAACGTATGGCCACAGGCTGTGAACTTCGGTGAATTGGACTACAGTTCTTCTGAAGAAGTTCAAATCGAGTTGACTCTGCGTTACGACAAGGTTAAGTATTTTGGTATTTGCCCGCAGATCACCTTCAACTCTTGCTGCAATCCTTGCCAGAGTGTTCAATCTGGTGCTGTCGTTGCAGTTTAATGTTGCAACTTTACTACATAAGGTAGTCGTCATTCTGACGACTACCTTTTTTCTTTCCTAGAGGCAAGATGGCACAAAACATGGGACTCCATCCCTTGTTGAGCAAGGGCGGTGACAAGAGGAAACACCGTTGGATGTTCAACATTCAGCCTTTCTTTGGCGATGGGGCTAATATGCTTCCGCCCACTAAAGCGGCACGTCCTAGTGTCTCCTTCAAGGAATATAGCGCCGAACATCTACATGAAACAATCTACTTTCCAGGTAAAGTTGAATGGAACACGCTTGAAGTATCACTTTATGACGTGAAATGCAATGACAATCCTATTTTTACCTGGATGCAAAGGATTTATGATCCAACTCCTACGTCCAGGGGCGGTTTTTATGGACCTTCTTTACAACCAGCTTCATCCAGAGGCGCATCGTCCTACAAGATCACTTCAATTTTAACGTTATTTGATGGTTGTGGAGAGACATTAGAGTCTTGGGTATACATGAACTGCTTTCCAACCAAAATCGATTGGGGAGACTTGGACATGTCTTCAAGTGATATCACCACAGTAGACCTGACCTTACGTTATGACAGAGCTTACATTCTTAATGGGGTATTAGGAGGAGGAACAGGAACAGGAGGAGGATTT